CCTCGTCCCACAAAGGACACATTCGTCAAATTTTTGCCCATCACAACGAGGATAATCAGAGCGTAGCGGAAGCCTAAACTCAGCCATTGTCCCCATCCTTCTTTCTCTTCCACCACTCAATAAGGCCTCTGCTGATTTTCTGCCTATAGTCTTCGCTTAGTTTAATCCCCTTCCTTTTTGATGGTTTGCGCTTACCAATATGTGCCTTGCTTATCTTCCGCTTGTGTTCATCCGAAAGAGTTTTGCCCTTGTTTATGGCACGTAGGTGTTCTTTCTCTTCTTCGCTCCACGTTCTTCCTGGTTTGCCCCTGTGCGCATCTCCAATTTTCTTCTTTTGGGCTTCACTCATCTTCTTTCCCTTGTTACACGATGGCTTACCAGCCTTGGCCCGACTTATTTTGTCTCTTGTCTCCTGAACAGGGTTAAAATTCCCGCCTCCGCCATCATTAAGGTTATACCCAGACGGGTGCTTTGAATTTAATTTCTCTATCCAATATCGCTCTTTTGCTAAACCAATGTCTAGAGAATCAAACTCATCAATGGTTATTCTAACGAAGTTTTCTTTGCCGTGTTTACGTATGGCGTTGTTTAGATAAATCCCAGAACCAAGATAATATTTTCTCCAACAGGTATGTATCCCGACGTATATCTTCCCATTTAAGAGATTCCTGGTTACATAAACAAAGCCCTGTTCAGCCATTATGCTTCACAGCAGACATCCCATTTTTCGCCGGGGTTCCGGTCGTAGTCAGACCTGTGCGGAAGACGAAAATCTCCCACGGTTAACCCACATAGATTATAACTACATCGCTAGTGTCAAAGTCGTCAAGGGCAAGGTTGGGGAACAACATCCCATAGCCGCCAAACGGGAACCACATTGACGTTTCCGTATCTAGGGCCTTAGACGCCTTCCCCCGAAATGCAGTATAGGTCGGGTAACAATCCCAGTCACCAACCTTGGACGCTTCCACGGTGAACGGGATAAGGTGTACGGTAAAAGCAGTATTGTCCCCCGCCGTCTTGATAAGTCCATACTTAGAAGAATCGGCACCAGTCGTCTTTAGGCACTTGACAACATTCCCGTCAAGCCACGTGCTAGGGAACGCACTGGTCGTCGCCGTAACTACGTGGTCAGCAGATACCAGCGTATTCGTGTAAGTAATCTTCTCCGCATGAAGTGTCGGGGGTTGTACTTCATCCCACCACTTCAGCGTGAACTCCCCGTCTACTGCCGCTGGGTAATACATGATAGCCTTTACCAATACCGGACCACTTGAGATAATCCCCAGCGATGAACATTCCAAAATGTTCTTCGTTAAAACATTAGCCATTTAATTCTCCCTCTTTCCCGCACCGTAAAATTTAGGCGTAAATCCCGTGCCGTTGAATATCACGGTCGGGGCTGTATATATCTTATTCATCGGTTCCCCGCAGTATGGACAATACTGGTCGGGGACATCAGTAGGGACATCCGGCGATATTACCCCGCATTTATTACACTTCCAGTCCCGCCTGAAATTCATCCGTTTTGTTAAGTGAGGCCCGGGGAGGGTATATCTCCCCCGGTTCCTCTATCGCAAATGCTATCTAGCATATACCGCTAATCAACTATCTACACAAGCTCAAGAAAATTAAATGTCGGTCGAAGCGGTGATGTTGGTAAACATGGAGCTTTCGCCAGCCAGATTACAAATGTTAATCGGTTGCATAATCTGGCAAGCGGCGGCTGTAACTGCCTCGGTAATATTTGCGGCGTTGTCCGTCACCATGATGTTGATGTTTGGCCCAATGAAACCAGTGGCCGTGGCGACCATTGTGATTCCAATATCTGCGGCGTTTGCGGTCCAAATGTAATTGTACCCATGGCCCCCGCCAATGTTGATTCTCACTGCGGCAGTCGTCACGTTTTCAATACCAGCAACAGCAAAGTTGCCGTAGATGTTGAAATTCCTGATAATACTGTCGCTACCACCAACGATTGTAATAGCGGTATCTGCGCCTGCGGCGGCGGCACCCCTGTGAATCCAACCGTCAATCAGAAGTCTGCTGGCGTTGGCGTCGGTAACGATGAAATCCGTAGCCTGCCCAGTAACATCCCGCGTCTCGATATCAATCAGCTTGCAGTCAGCCGCATTGACATCAATCGGGCCGGTCAGGGCATCGAACCCGCCGGTGAACAGGAAGTTCTTGATTGTGATATTTGCGGCATCAACATCCATGTCGGCCCCAACATCCGTTGTGAAATTGACGGTCGGCCTATCACTTCCGCTTCCGATTCCGATAATCCTAATCCCCGCCACATTCAAAGCCAACCCTGCGGCGGCAATAACCGTTTCAGTATGCCCCGGAAGAGCAAGAATAACATCCGTCTTATTAGCCGTGCATTTGCCTACAGCCGCGTCAATAGTAGCCAATGGCGCAGATAACTTCAGCCCATCGCTATGGTCAGACCCGGTGCCGGAATGAACAAAAAACACCTTCCCGGTAGTAAACATATCGTCCGCGCCAACCGGGACCCCACCATATTGGTACAAACCGTCTGGAAAAGTACTCAAATTAAATCTCCCTCGCCCCGAATACGATTCCTTCGTTAGTCCTCAGTAGCGAGATTAAAAGCAGGGGCCTCTCGGCAGGCCCCCGTATATATATATTCTTAGGCATCCGAGTGCCTAGCCCTCAATACAATCTCGTTATACCTGACAATATCTTTGAGATACGAGTTTTCAGCAGCAACCAAGCCGCCGCGATTTCTCCCGTGGAACCATCTGTGGCACGACTCGCATAGCGACATTCCGTTCTCTTTGTTGGCCCGGAGTTCAGGATATTCAGCGATAGACAGGACATGATGCGCGTGGTTTGCCTTCCCGCCGCACATATAGCAAAAGCCCCCTGCCTTGTGAATAGTGTGCGCCCGCCACGAATAGTAGCCGGGGCGACTTCTCAATGAACGTCCATTTTCCTCTTTTAAAATAGTGTCATACCAACAATCAGGAGAACAATAGAAACGACTATCAAAACCATAAGAATGAAACTCTTTGCCACACCGCAAACAAACTTTGGCAACACTAGAAACGCCGCCCTTCCAGAAGGGATTCTTTTCGCCACGCTGGTCGGGGAGGCTCATGCCTCTAGCCTTAGCCTTAAAATAACATTCCCTAGAACAGTAGTTATTTTCAAACGGAGTAATGTTATCATTTGTGCCAACATTTGTTTTAGAAACCCTAGAAACATACTTCTTTGTTTCTTTTCCGCAGTTGGCGCACGCCACCATAAACGACTTGTGTCGCCTCCACCTAGGAGAATTAGTGGCGGCTTGGTTGCTCATCAATTTACTCGTAAATCATTGATTCTAAATCAAGTATTGCCAATAAAACATTGGCGAGAATCTGTGAAACCGTACTTAAAGTATTGAATCGAAGTCACGACCGTATCCCGCGTTCTGTCGTCGCCGTCCTTGGTGTCAAGGTCCGGTTCGAGGGCCGTATAAACCCGAGGCCCGTAATCAGCATCGGCAACATCGCCAATCACCATCCAAGCAGTAGACCCGGAAAATCTGTGATAAACATAAGGAACAACATCGAATCCGTAATAGGAGTTCAGGTCATACTTTGTGTTGCTCTGCTCAAACGGCTTTTTGTCTGCCCCGGTAATCTGATACGCCTTGACCCTGAGGCTCTTGTTCACAACGAGTTTCTTCGCCTTTCCAGGGAAGATGTTCCCCTGGTCGTCATACATAGCGTCAAAATACGCAAGAGCTGATTCATAAGACCCCGTAGCGAGGTCTTGGTCAAGGTAGTTGTCGTAGGTCGTCCCGGCATCATCCAAACAGGTGTGTGTGTCGTAAGCAAGTGCGTAGGTATCGAAACCAGCCGCATAGGTCGTCGCCGTCATGTTGTTGAACATCTTGGCAACTTCAATGTCCTTGCCCTCGGCCATCGTCTTTTTCAGAGAACGAGTCAGCCGTTCCATGATTTTGATTTTGTTGAACCGTTTCATCCTGTCGGTAATGCGGAACCCGTTTCCATATGCAACCTGCGTAAAGTCTTTCGTCCCGCCGAACTTCGCTTCCTCAAGCGTAATGTTCTGACCTTCGACCAACGCTTGCATAGCCCCAAGCCCGGCCATCCTCGCTTCTCTCTCGTAGTCGTCGCTGGTCTTTATGTCTTTACAAAGACTTTTCCACTCAACAAGGTCTTCCCTGTCGGTAGAGTCAAACCAGGTTCTCGTAAGAGTCTTTAGCGATTCCTTGCCAGTAGAGGTGTCCCACCAAGTTCCATGAAGATTTGCTGTAGTAGCCATATTATTTCTCCCTCATCCCTCTTAGGCAGCCACCAGTGCGCCGCTAAACGTGCACTGCGACTGATTGAACTTGATGCGGAGGCGACCATAAAGTTTCGCCCCATCTCTAGGGTCAAGTCCAACAACGGTAGCGGTAGGTGTCGTGGTTGTGCTAGTAAGGCACTGTAACGCAGTAGTAAAAGTCATCAAATAATCAACGCCTATCTGCGTTAAGGCCGTCGTTCCATTGTAACAAACACTCCAAATCTGCTCCGGGGTGACAATGATAATCGGAGTCATCGTTGTAGTCCCGCCAGCATCTTTCAACGCAACCCCGGCGACAAACCCCGCCGAGGCAATAGCCACAGACCCGGCGGCTACATTAACAGCATCGCCAGCATCATACGTTGCAACCGCCGCGCTAGTAAATTCCCTGACTACGCAGGGACCTTCAACAAGTTTAAGCCCATAAAAAAGTCCCAATTTCATCTCCTATTTTGTAGGAGCAGTCGGCTAGGCGTTAGAGTTTTATCTCACCGCTAAAAACAGCATCCTCAGCCATCGTGTCAGACTTGAATTTCTTATCCAAGCCTTCCCTCGCCTTGTCATACTGTTTGCGGTTATCAAGAATCCGGTCTACCTCTACAGCAATAGGAATCTTCATCAGTATCATGTCCATATACCGATAATACCCTTCAGCGTTTGGTATCAGCGTTTCGGGATAGACTTCCGTAGCCTCGTCCTTGTAATCAACAGGTGTAGCACTGTAGGTCATCCTCCAGTGGTTATAACTCCTGAAATCATCCTTGTCGTCAAACGCCACCCATCGATACTTGAAGTTCGGCCTTGTGTTGTCGTCCTTGTAGTCTTTTGAGTCAAGATAGACTTTCTTCGTCCAGTAGTATTTCCCGTCTTTCGGAGTGGACCGTTCCTTGTCATACTCTGACCTTCTCAGGTCAACCATGTGCCTTTTGATGTCAGATAAGTTCAACGGTTTCTCCCTTCGGTAATACCACGCTCCTTCGCCAAGTTCTCAATAAACTGCTCTCGTTTAATCCCTGCCTTCGATATTAACGCTTCCTGTTCAGGGGTAAGCGTAATCTCAGACTTCGACGGTCCCGCAGTCGTAGGAGTTTCTGTGTGGCCCGGCGTTGTCGGGGTGATGTGTTTAGTATAGTATTTTGACATATCCTCGCCTCTCATAAGTCGGTAAGCGTGCGCCGCCGCCTTCCAATAGTTCGGATTCTTCAGGGCCGCAACATCCACCGGCTGTCCGTTGATAACCGATGTCTGCACGAAGCTGAACACCTCACGAGCCACGTCCTGTTCAATCCCTTTGAACAGATTAGGGTCGGCCTTAAATGCGGCACCCTTGCCTTCCTCATAAGCAGAACGAGCATAGTTTACATACTGCTCACGGTCCCGCCGCTCTCGTTCCTGCCGCTCCTTAGACATATAGGACTCGAACATTCTTGCCGTCGCCTTTGCGGGGTTCGTCAAGAACTCCTCGTCCGTCACCTCGGGAGCCGGAGGAACGTCGCCAGTCGGCTTCATCCTCTCCTGCTTAAATGCCTCAATCAGATTCCGAGTGTAGGATGCCTCGTGTTCGGCCCGAGCCGCCCGCTCGGATGCTTCGGTAGCAAGGCGTTGATACTCCTCAACCTCGGCTGATAGTTGCTCCACAGACTTCCCGCCAACCGAAGTCTTAGGAGGTGGCGTTGGTTCTGCCTGGGGGACCTGCTGTTCCACCGGCTCGGAAGGAACGCCTTCCGGCGGGGTGGCCGGGACAGGTTGACCCTGACTCAGTTCTTCTGCCAAGTTTTATTCTCCTTTTCCTGACTTCTCTCGGATGTCCCTGATGATTCTCTCAGCCAGAGAGGGATTGTCAGTTCCTCGCCCAAGAATAAAGTCTATAGCCTCTAACCCGCCTTGAAAGCGGATAGGGTTCTCTTCTGTTTCGCATCTCCTAGAAAGATATGCGCGTCTTTCGACTATCTTCTCAAGGAACAATCTCCAGAACGGCAAATCCAAAAGTTGCTCATAATCGCTTATTAACCTGTTCTGCAATCTAGTCTGCCTTCTGTTCCCCGTTGAATGTGTAATTCACCCGGTCCTCGAACTCCTGCTGTTTCCCGTCGTTCCACATCGTAATCGGGCGATAATAGCCGACAACCCGGCTGTAAACATCGACGTGCGCCCTACACCCCGGTATCCCACAGGACGGGATAAGTTCCTTGCCACAGCACTTACATACCAAGTGCGCCCTCACTCGCAGGAGCCGGGCCCGGCGGTTGCCCCGGCCCGCCCATAGGACCCATTCCTGGCTGGGGCATAAGGTCCACCGACATCATAACGCACTTCTCAACATCCATCGACGACCGAAGGTTGATGGTGTTCATCCCCGCTTCAGATTCGTCAAAGTTCGACATCACCTTCTCCAGCGACCTTGAACCCTTGTCGTTTACGTCAAGGATGAACCTCTTAAACTCGCTAGGAACCTGCGGGGAAGCCAACGCCTGTGCCATACCAGCCATCTTGGTTGCGTAGTCAGTCATTAACTGATACTTCATAACCTCGACTTCCCGCCGGACTTCCTGATTCATGGTTTCAGAACTCACCTCTAAGTCTACATCAAGATAATCCCGTATGTTCCCCGTCGGCATATCTACGCTATGAAACTCGCCGTTCTCGTCCGTATAGGTATATTCCGGCTGATACTGGGCGAATCCCTCAAGAAGTTTGTAAAATAGTTCTCTATACCCCGACCTGAAGTTGTCCGTCCAAGACTTGAACTTCTTGTTGGACTCCTCCTGGTTGACCATCGTTTCTTTCGCTACGGGCCGCTCCGCAGTCGAAATCCCCAACGAGGCCGGAGTAACCCCGCATACAAGGTCTGCCTGATTGATAATCCAGTTCACTTCTCTCTCGATAGTGAACACTTTATCAGGCTGTTCGATAATCTTGAAGGCATCGTTAGGGTTTACGTCCACCGATGTCCACTTCCCCGGCTCAAGGTCTTTATCCGTAAGCCCGATTCCCGTCTGATATAACCCCATCGGAAGGTTTATCAATTTCATCCGGTCAAGCATAAGGTTGTGGAGCGTGTCCAACTCTTCAGACAGCGGTTCAATGATTTCGCAGACCCCCTCGCCATCGTAGGTGTATTCCACCTGCGAGGCCCCCTTGAAATCAACAAACGGCCTATATCCATAAAAAATCGGGTTATAAATCGCCTTCAGGATTTGCCCCGATTCCCGGTGAAAAGTAATACAGATATCGTCCTCTTCCCCGTCGTTGTCGCAATCATACCGCAACCATAACTCCCATAGCGTATACGGTTCGGTATACTTTGTTCTCTTCAGTTCTACCCCGGCAGACGCGGCCCTAGTTTCGTCCATCTCGTTTGGCTGATTCTCGGTCAGTTTCTCAACCGCTTCCTTGCGGTAGACCTTCTTTGCGGCAAGAGTATCTAACTGACTCTTCCGGCGTTCAAACGAGAACCCCGTCAAATAAGCATCTTCGATAGTTGTAGCGTCGGTGGAGATAATCCATTTAGCCCTGTCCACTGGGTATACATTCGGGCCACGGAACACAACAGCCGATTCCTTGACCACGGTATCTTTAGTCCCCGGCAAACGATACTTCTTAACCGCTGAATTTAATCTATCCTCATCTGAGGCGTAGCGGTAGATGGTCTTGTTTTTCGTTTCATAAACGATTTTAACCACACCCGTTCCCGAGTTTACCGTCTGCCGGGTTGGGAACTTCATCTTTTCCTTCAGGCTAAGGTCAGACAGCACATAGTTGTTGAACGCCTTCTCCTGAGTCCGTATCTTATCCATCTCCTCGGCGGAAACCTCTTTCTTCGAGCGAAAAAGGACAATCTTCCGCTTATTGAACACCATGTCCATAACTCGGACATAGATAGCGTCTGAAATCTTCCTTGCCAGCGGGATTGACACGTCGGCCATCCATGGTTTCGGGCGGTCCCCCCGCTTTTCTGCCTTATAGAGCCGGTGCCACCGCTTTAGTTTGTCGAAAAGTGATTTATGGTTCTGTATCTCTTGGTCTAGCGTCTCTTTTAGGTGAGCAGACAGTTCTTCCTCAAGGGGTCTGCCCGATTTCCCCTTTTTATCCAGCTTTATGGGCTTTCCCCCTTCCCAGTCAACTACCGTTCCCCTGATTTCCGGATCTTCCGGGGGCAGAGTTCCCAAAATAGCCGACAAATCGGGCGTCATTTCAGGCATCATCTCAGGCATAGCCTCCCCCATCATTGGCCCGCCCATCGGCATCTGTCCACCCGGCTGGACACCCCCTAGGATACCACCCATATCAGCGAAGTTCTCGTTCATGTAAATTATTTACCCTTCCTCTGCGGTCTTTTTTGTGCCTTCCCGCCGACCCGCAAAGCTATTGCTACAGATTGAGCCTTTGGATGGTCGTGGCGAATAAGTTCTCTGATGTTAGCCGATATCGCCTTCTTGCTTTTTGATTTATTTAACGGCATTTATGCGCCTCTTACCGCTTAAGAGAGAAATATACTTTTTCGTGTTCCATTTCTTAGATTTCGGGGTAAAGTCAGAGCAGATTATCTTCTCAATCCCAAGGTCATTGTATAGGTTTTCTATCTGGAACCCCATAAACCCATCATAGAAGGGAGTTGGCCCCTGTCTGTCATAGACAATCTTTGTCTGTTCTGCTATATCCCGGTCGTAGACTTCTCTGATTTCTTCATCGGTTGACATACATATCTCTTTTTAGGCAGTCCTCTGTGGGACACTAGTTACTATACCATCAAAAACACAGTTTGTCAAGTCCTTCCTAGATTTTATCATATTATCGTCTTTCAGTGGGTATTATATTACCCAAGCCGGGGTTTGTCAAGTAAAAAGAAAAAAGGGTTCCCCCACACCCCTTCCTAAATGTACCAAGGACTCCTTAAGGACTCTTAGTACAGTACTATCTTTTCTTTCTAAAGAAAGAAAAGAATATACTAAGGACTCCTTAAGGACTTTATAATATATATATATATATATACTATAAGGACTCTTTTGCTCACTGGCCTTATGGTCGTTCCGCTCCGGCCATGGCCTACGCTACACTCCCAGGCCAATTCGCGGGTTTAATTTGGACCACTCTCTAAGAGAAAGATTTTGGGCTATCTGGATAATCCTGTGCGGGGCCGGTGTCCCCGTTTTATTTTACTTGACAATGCCATACTAGCGTGATATTCTAGGGTTGAAAGTGAGGTTAAAATGACTAAGAAAGAAAAAAAGGCTCGGCAGGAACGGAATGAAGAACTTGCGTTTAAGTACCAAATAGCAAACGACTTCATCAAGACACTAGTAAGATTTCGCGGGGATGTCCCAACTTTATTTGATACAATAATTGATGTTCAGGTTATCAGAGTAGCCGTTAACCAACTAGAAAACATTAAGTCCCTTATTATTTACCCCCTTGAATGAAAGCAGGAGAAAGTATGAGCCTAACAAAAGGACTATACGAGAATCATTACTACGCCCTCGGGGAACCAATCAGAAACATGGTCAAACAGGGCCAAGAACTATTGTGCGCCATTGAGTACGGATATGAAAGACAGAAACATCTAGATTTCTGGGATAAGTATTGGACTTCGCGGGAAGCAAGATACCCCCAAAGCCTCGGGGAACTATGTATAGAACTAGCACAAGAGCGGCTTTCAAACTTAAAAACGTGGGCAGAAGAACGATTCCCAGGAAACAAACAATTACCAGTTGGGTGGCCACAATATCGTCGGGACATCCAAACCCTACGTGAACACCTATACTGCAAGGCACCACCGATGCTTATTATAAGAACCTAGTTTAATAATGCCGGGTTATTGACACCGGGGTCTATAACGCCTCATACTAAACCCAACGGATAAAGTATAATCGTAATTAGTATAATCCTGATTATACTTTAAATCAAGTTGAATTCACCTTGAATTCACCTTGAATTCACCAGAATCGTTAACCCCCGTGACTCCCCTAAATCCGGGGAAAACAGTAAAATACCCTATACTATAATACATCCCATACCCCATTATGCCCCAATTCTATAACTCAGGACATTCCCATATTACCCCCCATAAGACCCCATATGTCCCATTTCTGTATCGTATATCACTCCCCACGTATCCTTGGCCCAAGACCTTTTTGGGGGTATTGGGGTCGGATGGGTGATGGGTAGGTGGCCTGGGACATGGGACAGGGTTAGGCTATTGTCGGCTGCCTGCTCCTCTGTTGGCCCCCACATAGGACAGTGTGCCCAAGTGTCCTCTAAAGAGGACAGCATGTAGGGGTAATCTGTGCTGTTTGGGGTAATGTATGCACAACGATTGTGCAGTAGTGGTAGTCGTACAGCTTGAAATGCCCCAAAAGACGGGGTTCAGCCTTCCCCGGAACCTGTGGGAATCTCCTAGAAAACTATATGTAAGTGTTCAGAAACTGGACATGTTTGGGTGGGTAATCCCTTACACGTGGGGGAATCGCAGTATTAATCCATTTTATTGGATATGGATTCAATAATTTGGATAAGGCACAGTTGGGGTGGCGTCTTTGATATCTTCAGTCATATGACCTATTAGGTAGGTCTATAGTGCTATGTATGACATAGTAGTATGTTATCAGTATACTTTTATTTATTTTGCCCGGACCCCTTGACAAGCGGGTTGCCTAGGCCTATTATGTGGGCGAGGAGACAAGAACAATGAAAAGAATCTATCACGTCGGGACAGTCAAGGGGCCGAAGGATACGTTGATTATCCAGGCCCGGAGGAGTGTTGATTTCCTTTCTTGCGAGTACTGGCAGTATTTCGGGAAAAGGGAAACGACGAAAAAGGAATTGAAAGACAAGGAAGGGACAAGTTTCCAAAGGGTTATTGTTGACTAACATCCATCTGGTTGGACTAACTAACAGAGAGGAGACAAGAAGATGACAAAAGAAAAATGGTTGAAACGTTGGGCAGAAGTAAAGGATTCCGGTCATGATTCGAGGAATTGCCCCGAATGTAAAGCCAGAATGAGGACTAAACGGGCAAAGCTTAGGGCCAAGAGTATCCGGGCGGCGTATCGAGATTTGGGGATGGTCCGGGTCCGGGGAAATCTTGGAGGGATTTATTATGAATAAGATGGACTATATTTATCAATCGGAATCTTATCAAAAAACGTATAGGGAAATGGCGGACGAATTTGCTGAAATGCATTTCCCTGAATCAAGAAAGGTGGAAAAGGGGCAAACAGAATATGGGAAAAACGGGAATATACTTGGATATAGATTTAGTTTAATTGATGGAATGCGGGAATATTTGATTATTGGGGTTTCCTCAGACCATAGAACGCACCCTGATTTATATAGGATATTCCCGATTGCTGACTGTTTTCTTGAATAGGAAAACGGGTTGAAATCAAAGGCCAAGGGGACTAAACAGAGGAGGGGAAACAATAGGGGACCATTACAACGTCATCCCCGGACAAGCGGGGGAAGGGAATCGGGCGGAGTCGCCAAAGGCGAACATCCCAAAAGGGGAGGAGAGAATGTCAGATTATCAAGGATGGAAAAATCGGGCAACTTGGAATGTCAACCTATGGGCAATGAACGACGAGCCTACTTATCGCCGGGTTATGGCGTGTAAGCCTTACACCCCGGAATCTGCTCAGGGAATGGCTGAATGCCTGTTCGGGGCCGAAACGCCGGACGGGGACAGGCTTGAGGGCGTGGATTGGGCCGAAATAGCGGAAGCCTGGAACGAATAGAGGAGGAGAGATTGAGAAAACTAGAAGAAAAGGCAAAGGCGGCAGGGTTATATGTTGATTCATATAGTCCTGGGGACGGGTATACCCGGTATCGGTTCTTTAATAAGCCTATGGACTATTTCGCCGGTTCGGGGCTATTTGCGGCCCTCGGGACAAAGGATGCGGAGACATGGCTTGAGGGTTATATTGCTCATGAGATTGCTCATCATGCCTTGACGGGGGAATAATGGAAATTGTTTTTATAGTCTGCTGTGCCATAGTGTTATTGATTGTTATCGATGAGGGTTTACCCCGGAATGGGGAATCCCCGAAAATTAAATTACGGAGGTTTAAATGAGTCCATTTTATTGGGGAATGGTTATCGGAGTTTGGGTAGGGGTTCTTATAGGGTTATTTATCGCCGGGGTTCTTATGTCAACTAGGGCCAAGAAGATGACTAGCCTAAAGTCCACCCGGATGGACTAAAGGGGGGAGAAAGTGAAAAAGAAAAGAAGGGAACTATCCAGCCAAATGGAGGGGTTCGCCCGGACTATTAACTACGGGGGACTATCAGACCTAGGCCGGGACAGAATGACGGAGATAGACCATAACGACGGATGGGACTATTGGGTTGCTTGCCGGGATTTTTATGAACCGGAAGAAAAATGGGGAGGCCGGGGAAATCGCTTGACAAGCACTAACTAAAGGTATAAAATACGGTTAACATTGAGGAGGAGAAAATGACTGAGGAGAAGGGAAAATAAAATGAATCAATCATCGGCTAACGACCTAGCAATGGGGATGGTAGAGAAGGCTAACATGGGGGAGCCAACAAAAGACATGACCTATTCAGCAGTGGCGTGGTTCATTTATCAACTGTATAAGGAAAACTACGAAGTTGTGCCCCGGTTTATGCCCAAAATAACACTTGGGGACATCAAGCAGATGGAACAGGAAGGGGTTATCTATTAACGGGGTAAGCATTGAAAGGGCTAAAGAGATACTAGGCTTAGATTATGAATTATCTAATAGACTAAAGGAGAGTGAAACAATGGAAACTATCGAAGGGAAAATCAAAAGGAAGTCAGTCAAGGCAACCCAATACGGGGACCGGGTTTCTTTTATGGTCGGGGCAACTTGGATTTCAGCCTTCTCTAATGACAAGAAACTCAACGATGTCTCTAAGGGGCTGTTGAAAGACTTGAAAGAGGGGGACGAGGCGATATTCACTATCGTCGAAAACGAGGGGAAATCCGGGGAAAAGTATCTGAACATAACAGACATTTTAAGGATTGACCGGGAAAGTGGGCCGCCGGATTATGAAAGGCAAGATGAGGAAGAGGAAGTCCGTCCGGGTGGACACCAACAGCAAGGCGGACAAAGGCACAAAGGGGATGCCCCGGATTCCATGCTGTTGTCTTACGCTAAAGATGGGGCGATTGCCCTTGTTAAGCCGGGGGAAACAGCGGGTTCTCTTGTTGACAATATCAGAACAATCTATTTGGGCCTGAAGGCTATATTAGCAGGGGAATGGCAATGAAAGCGATGACATGGGCTAGAATAGACTATGTTCTTTCTGGCGCAAATTTTGGGCTTGCTTTGATAAGTATCGAGCATAAAGATTTTGGATGGAAGACAGCCATTTATCTTTTCTTTGGCATTGCTCTGTTTCTTCTTGGAAGATGGCAAGAAGAACAATCAAGGCTAGGGAAGTAAAGTGCCTATCCAAGGGTTTATATGCCCCCTAGACGAGAACCAGGTCAACATAGACTTCTGTATCAAGAGTTGTATCTCTCGTTGTCTTGAACTCCCTATTCTCCTCTCCTTAATGGAGGAAAGGGAGAAGAAACCCGGCGTATTCTCCGTCACGGAATTACAATCAACCCCGAGAATTATAGCCTGGGAACGGACTAACCCATATTGGATAGACCCATACTCGATGATTTGGGCTACCTTCGGGACAGCCTTCCACGCTATGCTTGAGAAGTATGGCCGGGGGCTACAGAACACAGACAACGGGGAACGATACACCTTTGAGAAGGACAACTACTTCGAGAAGGAGATGGTGGTCGCCGGAGAAAAGGTTATCCTGCGGGGGACGCCAGACCAATACGAATGGACCCGGCAAGAACTAACAGACTATAAGACCCTGAAGTGGTTTTGGGACTTATACTATCTGATGAAGGGGGATTGGACATCTTCCAACTACGCCTTACAACTTAATATCTATCGCCGGATGATGTTCCCCGATTGTAAGCAGATGAAGATTGTTGCTCTTGTTAAAGATTGGAATAGGAAAATTAGGAACGAGAAGGGCATAAAGCCCGTGGAAACCCTGCTTGTCCCTTGGATAGACGATGATGTTATTGACACCCATATCTACAATTCCATCGCCGGGATTCTTGAGGCTACCAAGGACATAACCAAGGCTAGGGATTGTACGGAAGCGGAGCGATGGAAGAATAACCTGAGGTGTAAGGAGTTCTGCGTAGTGGCCGGGGGATGTCCTCAATGGGAGAAACTAAAGGAGGAGAAATGATAAATAACGAGGAATTGAGAGGGAAACTTCAACTCGCACTAAGCGAGGAGTGGGGTGCTTATGGGGTTATCAAGGACCGTGAGATAATCGACCTTCTCTCCATTCTGTCCGATCACGAGGCCGCGTTGCCGTTGCTGGGGGCGGCGAAAAGAATAGACAAGAAACTCGCCATCAAGACCCTGCGGCGGCTCTACCATCCCATGTTCCAAGAGGAGGGCCGCCCCGTATCGGTGCCAATTTTCGATGCCATCATGCCGATACTCGAAGCCCTGCTGGACCAGCAATCTATTCCAGGATCGGCGGGGGCAACCAAGTTGGAGAGATTTTTAATTGAAGACCGCACCCCCGCCCCGCCGGAACTAGCCAAGGTAACGAGGGAGTGGGTGATTAAGAAGCTCAAGAAGTTCATGGTCGAGGACGATCCCGTGGGGGCTTGGCAGAGTCGCACGACGGTCAAGGGCGATTATCCCTATCTGCTGTCATTGGCGAATGCCATTGACCTATTCCGCGAACTCGGCATCGTCGTGGAGGAGGAGAAATGACCCCTAAAGCACAACAGAACCTAGACGATATCCCACAGGCTCGTAGGGTGCGCCTGATGACAAAAAACAAAAACATAACCCCGATAAGGCCCGGCGATAAATTTGGTAGATTAACAGTAATTGGAATTGTCGAAAATTCTCCAACAAAGAACAGAAAATGGAAAGTAGAATGCATATGCGGGGCAGAAAAACAAGTGTGGGCAAGCACACTCCGGGGTGGCCAGACCAAAAGCTGTGGCTGTCTTCTGAGGAAATATGCCCATATAGGCGAAAAGACAACGGGTAATAAGTTATATGGCGTTTGGTCTGCTATGAAAGACCGGTGCAACAACAAAAACAATAAAGAGTACAAAAATTATGGCAGTCGCGGGATTTCTGTTTGCAAAGAATGGAATAATTCGTATGCAGAATTTTCTCTTTGGGCTAGAAAATCAGGATATAAAGAGGGACTGACGATAGACAGGAGAGATAAAAACAATGGTTATAAACGTGGAAACTGCGAGTGGGTAACACGAGCAGAAAATACCAGGAGGCAATCAAGAAATACAATATCAAAAGGGTCAATTTCTGATTTGTTATTGTTGCTTAGCGATTTGGAGGCAGAGAAAACCTGTGGTTTGTGGCCATATTTATATGACCACAAAAGCCTTGCGGATTTGTGGTGTGAAGAAGCAGAAAAATGGTTTTTAAGCAAGGGGTTTGAGGTGATAAAATGAATATTGAAGAAATATCTATTGTTAAACAATTAGATTTAGCCAACAAAAATTACAATGATTTGTTGTTTGCAAAATCCAACATTGAAGCAAACACTCTTGTTGTTGCCAAGCTGTTGGCAGAAAACCATGACAACTCATATTGGAAAATACTAGGTTATGACTCGTTTGAATCTTTTCTTGGTGACCCAGAGTTCCAATTCAGAAGAAGCAAGGCATATGATTTAATAAAACTATATAAATTTTATTGTCAAACACTTGGCCTTCCTGCAGAAAGACTGCTGAAAGCTAAAAGCAGTAATCTTGTTCGGTTAATGAGGAATGATGTTGTTGATTTGGTAAAAAACGATACCGACGAGTGGTTAAGTCGGGCTGAATTGCTATCAAAAAGCGATTTGGCCGTCTCTATAGCTGAGGCGGCGGGGAAAACCCTCCCAAGACTCTCTCCTCCAACCCCGCCGTCTCAGCCCTCCTCTCTGCTTCCGCGAATGACACCAGAAGCATACCTAAAGATAGTCCAGCACTCTCCCTGTATAAACTGCGGGCGGTCAGACACAATCGTTAAGGCTCATTTCCCGAGAACTAGGGTTAGGTGTGAGAAGCCGTGGCACGTTATCCCGCTTTGCCCGGCGTGCCATGCTGAACAAGAAGGCTCTATGGAGTGGTGCTGGAAGTATCGACAAAATTGGTCACGCTGGTTTTATAATTTGATAGCGGGGGAATGATGTCGGACAATACGGCTAGGGCCATTCTCGGCTCCTTGATTCTTTCCCCAGGATTGTTGACGGCTAGTGAAGAGTTGTGTGACAGCCTGTTTACAGGTAGGGATAAAGTAATTTTCTCTATGATAGAGAAGATTTGGGATGAGAGCCAGCCAGAACACATTGAACTCCCACTCTTGGTAGATAGGCTTGACGGGAAGGTTTCTGTCGTATATATTTCGTCCCTCTTGGATGGAATTTGCGCCATACAACCAGACGGGTTTGTTAATCTTGTAAATGAGTTAGCGAGGAAAGTTGTCGCTAGGTCGATTGTAAAACTGGTGTCTGACGGCGGGCAGGAAATGGTCAAGACGGGGGAAGTTGATTTGTCATCCCTCCAACCTCTTGTTAAGAAATATGAGTCTATTGGGGAGAAGGAACGCCGAATGTCCTCCGACATCCGGCTATGGGTAGCCTCGACTACCGGGGAGTTCGGGCTAGG